GGTTCAGGCTGCGCCCTGCCACCGGACCTCCTCCTCACACTACCAGCCAGCTTCTTGCGCACCTCGCTTTTCAGCGCAGCAAGGTCACTTCCACCATCAAACGCGCTCCTAGCCCCCTTCCCGCTCCAGCAATCGCTATCCACCCCTCGCTTCCAAACCGATACTTCGTAATCAGTGGGGGGTCATCGAAAAATGCCGCCGCCGCGGGGGGCGTCAGTCCCCCAGAGCGTAGCGGCGATGCATTTTTCGACTCCCTTTTAAGGGAGTGAAATACTCCCTTTTAGGGGAGATAGCAGGAGGGTATGCTAACTTTCTGGTGAGCGCGTTCGGATTTCACTCTTATTATTTTGACACCAGGTTTTGGGATGAGTTATCTTTGGTTCCCATGAGTTACTTAGACAACGGTTCCACCCTCCGCGCAACGTTCCGGTTGATGCCCCCGATGAGGCATGACATCGACCCTGCCAAGTCGGAGGTTTTGGCCCACATAATGGAGAGCATGAACTCGGATCTTGGCCGCTCGATCCGGGCCTTCAATTCGATGCGGAATATCAAGAGCGGGGTATTGGTGTTTGATCGTATCAATCGCCAGTGGCGTGGGTGTGATTGGATGCCGCCCGAGGAGAAGGACAAGATTGCCTTGCTGAGTGCTGCGATACTGGAGTTGAAGCGTGACCTTGCTGCGCTGAAAAGCGAGGTGCGCAAGAAGCTGGCTGGTAGTGTGAGGAGGAGGTCCGGTGGCAGGGCGCAGCCTGAACCGGAGCCTGAGGAGGAGGACATTGATCCCGATGTCATCGAGATACAGAAAAGGGCCACCGAAGCCCGTGAGGCTATGAAGATGGCCCGCGCTACAATCGAGAAGGATGAATGGTTGAAGGCTATGCTCGCCGCCCTCGACGAGGATAAGAAGGCTTCTTCTGCTCCTTCAGTTCCGCCCCAGTGAACGCGAGGGGGTTGCACTCCTCCCACTGGATGCCGGTGGCTGAGTGCTGAAGGTTGAGAATTGGGGAAGGGAGTCCGATCCTCCCGCCTCGCTTGCAGAAGGCTAACTGGAAGCGTCGAGGCTTTGATTGGCCTACTTCATGGAGAACGGCTATCTCCCGCGCCCAATTGGCAAGCTCGCTGGATCCGAACCCTGAGTGGGCCAGTTCCATTGTGGTGAGCGGTTCGCCGCCATCCTTGCGCTGAGGCTTGGAGACATGGTGCATCCAGATCCAAGCGACCTTTGTCTCGTGGAGGATGGGCTGGAGCTTGTTGCGAAGGAAGATGCTGACCTCGGACTGATCGCTCAGGTCGCCGCCGAAGTAGGAGAACAGGGGATCGGCGATGATGAGATCGAGCTTGGACTTGTGGATAAAGCGGCGGGCGTAGGCGAGGAATGCTTCGCCGGTGCGGACGGTCTCGGTGCGGAACTCCAGGTTGGAGTGAAGCTGGCGCATCTGCTCAATGCTGACGCGCTTGTTAATCACCCCGCGGAAGGCTTCGGAGAGGTCGCCACGATCGTTCTCGGCTTGGATGACCCCGATCTTCAGTGGCTTGATCGGCGCGATGCCAAAGAAGTCTAGGCCAAGGCACCACTGGGTGATGATCTGCATCATGAGGCTGGACTTCCCGATACCGGTACCGCCGCTGATGATCATGGAGGAGCCGCGGGTGATCCATCGATTGCCGATGAGGTTGTCCGGATCATTGGCCGGATCGAAGTCCAGGAGGTCTTTGACGGTGACGATGGTGGACTGGTCATCATCGGTCTCCCGATTGGTGAGCCAATCCTCCCAGGATGCAGCACCGAGGCTGGTGGCCAGCAACCGCTGTTGGGATGTCGGGCTGCGCCATGCGCCGGGGAGGCGGGAGTAGCGCGATGGGTTCTTGTTCTTGGCATCGATGCCGGGGATAGCGGAGTAGATGAGATCCCGGCGGGCGTCCCATTCCTTGCGTGAGGGAGCGTCTACCCGGACCCAGCCGTGGATGGACTTGCCACCGGAGTCGATGAGAACGGTGATGGGTAGGCCAGAGTCCCGGAGGCGCTTCTCTTGCTCGGGCTTGGGGAGGTCATCGAACTCGACCAGGACATGGCGGAACGCGCTGACATCGTTGTCGCTTCCGCTGTAGAGGTTTGGCTTGAAGGGGTTGATGCGAACGAAGATACCCTCGCGCTCGGGTGAGAGGATGCGGGACTGGGGATCATCGAAGCGGTTGAGCCATTCCTCGATCGTGATGAATGAGCCGGCACTGACTGGCCTACCCTCTTCGACAGCGTCGCAGATGCAGACGACCTCGGTCGGGGCGAACGCGGTCTGCATGAACCGCCGGAACTCGCTGGCTTGGGGATCGGGAGCGACGGGGCTGAGCGATGGAACGGGCATCGGGGAAGCGTCGGCCACCGGCTTCTTGAATGTCACCCTGCTGATGTCGAATGACCCGGAGGGTGATGATCCCCCGGCTTCGAGCAGATGGCCCCTAGGCTTATTGTGAGCGCGGGACGAGGCTTCCCGGAGCTTGTAGGCCAGCTCTGTGGCCTTCCACGGGGGCTGGCAGGATTTGTTCCAGTCTTCGAGGAGCGTGAGGCTGTCCACATGGGAGAGGCCGAAGCCGTGGACGAGACCGACTGCGGCGGTGTAGGTGGCGTTGTGACCACCGGATCCGGAGATGGCTGGAGGAACCTTGGAAAGCCAAAGGCTCGCTCGTTGGAGCGTTGTCATGTCGTTGATTCGTTGATTCGTTGCTTGTTACGGGGTTGTCAGGATTCTGGCCAGATCATGCTGAGTGGATCTGGTGGTTGGGGACCGGTTGGTGATGGCACCCAGGTCTCGGCTTCGGTCTTGGCCGGGAAGGATATCCATCCGCGTTTGACGCCGGTGGCAATGATACTGGCCGACTCCTCGATGAGCCGGCGGTTCTCGTCGGTGATGCTTGTTCGTTCCTCTTCGGTGATGGGGCTGGGCTTCTTGTTATTGAGCAGGCGTGATTCGTACCAGGGTTGTTCGTGTCTTGGGGTCTTCATGAGGGGAGGACTCGCGCCAGGATACAATTGCAGTAGGTACCCTTGGTTTTGGCGTTACATCGAGGGTGATGCATAGGGCTAGCGAGGATGTGTGCTGTGAGGTCGCTCGTGAGCTGGACCATGTCAGTGAGACGACTTGCTGCTTCGAGGCAGAGGGCTTGTGCGACTCCATCGGATGATTCGATTTGGGTGCTGACGATCTTGAGTGCCGTTACGATGTCGTGTGTTGAGGACTGGTGCATGTTATTTTTGTTTGTGGACTATGATTCCGTTGCCCTTGTCGTCGGTGAGTTCGACTGATCGAACGTCTTCGAGGCGGGCCAGTGTCTTGATCATCTCGATGGGATCGTCGGCGTGAGTGACGCAGGTGAGATGTATATCCCCGTCGCCGTGGATCAGTTTGAGATCCTGCTTGGTACGATCCCTTGTAATGCGGATGGTCCGCCCCGAGGAGAGACGGACCACCTTGATTGATTCTACGAGTGGGTATTGGTGACGAGCGGTCATGTTTTGAGTCCGCAGTGAGGACATTTCCGATTGGGAATCGATTCAAGCGGTTTGACATCGAGCCACTGGCAGAGGTCGTTGTAGGACTTGCGACCAAAGTTGGCCCACTTGAAAGGAGCGATCTCGCCAGTGAGAACAGCAACCCTCGCAGATTCATTACTTGTGATCCCGAGCTTCTCCATGAGCTTGGCGTTACGAACGCTGAGTCCGAAGGTCCACTTAGACCGATCCAGATCGCGCTGCTTGCCGGCTTGGATGATCTGATAGACGCGCTGCTTGGACATCTTGAGGTGTTCACCGATGAGCCGGTAGGTGAGACCTTCACTCCGTAGTTTGACAACCGTGTCGATTGAATCGCTGAGTTTCATGTAGTTGGGTTTGAGCAGGATGTTGTGCTTCCTGCTCTTCTTCTTCTTGCTGACTGCTACTACCTCAAAGGTATCTGGACTGCTCGGTACCGCTTCTGTGCTTTGTGGCACTGGACACACAGGCCGTGTTGGATTGTGCATCCGCATCCCAAGCAATCGGCCAATTCGTGACATAACTGTTTCCATCGTTGTAGTTCCTCTATTGTTGTTTGTTGTTTTTGTTGTTCCTGATGTTCCATACGCATGACAGTGAGATACCGTACTTCTTGGACAGTTCTGGGTAAGTGCGTGACTTGTCCTCCTTGAGGATGGCATCTCGGATCTCGGTTGGAACAGCCGGCCACCGCCGGTTGATCCGAGGGCTCGGATCCTTGAACGGAGTGACGGGGCCGACCATGCGGGACATGGATTCCTTCGTCAACCCTAATTGTTGAAGTATCGTCATTTTTCTCTTCTATTCGTTGGTTATGCGAGTGCTTTCTTGAGGTCGATGAGGGTGCAGTTGTCCCCATCGGCTAGGTGTCGGTTGGCGTCGATGGTCTTCCGGATGGCTGATTCCAGGTGCTTGATCCGCTCCTTGGCCTCCTCCAATTCCTTCCA